GGTCGGCGTAGGCGCCGGCATGCGCGTGTCGAACGAGGCGCTGAACTTCGTGCGCAACTTCGTCGCGGCGGACGGGCTGCAGCTCTCCGACCGCATCTGGCGCCTGGACCGCCACGCGCGCGACCTGGTCGTCAACCAGATCGAGCGCTCCATCATCCAGGGCCACGGCGCGGCCCAGGCGGCGCGGGAATTCCTCGCGCGCGGCGTCGCGGTCCCGGGCGATGTCACGGCCAAGATCGGCGCGGCCAACGCCAACGCGATCGGCAAGGACGTGACCTCCGCGCTGATGCGCGACGTGGGCAGCCCGATGGACAACGCCATGCGTTTGTTCCGCACCGAGATCAACCGCGCGCACGGCGAGGCCTACATGAAGGGCGGGGAGGATCACCCGGACTTCGCCGGCTGGAAGATGATCCTCTCGCCGTCGCATCAAATATTTGATATCTGCGACCTGCTCACCACCCAGAACCTGTTCGGACTCGGGCCCGGCGTGTATCCGAGCCGCGCCAGATGCCCCTGGCCGGCGCACCCGAACACGATGACCTTCATCAACATCGTGTTCAAGGACGAGGTCAGCGCCGAGGACAGGTCCGGAAAGGAAACGCCCCTCGAGGCGCTGGCACAGTTCACGCCGAATCAGCGTGAAGCACTCCTGGGCAAGGCGAAGGCGCACTTTTTCGACGAGGGCAAACTGCGGCAGGGGATGATACGCACGCCGCTTTCCCGCGTGAAAAAGCGCCTGCAGCCGGCCGCGCAGAGGTAACGCAGCGCCCCCACGTCCGCCCAAAGCGCCGTTCTTGGGGTCTAAAAATGTCCGTCTGATTAACGCAATATCCAACGCGTGCGGGCAATTGCCCGCCGTGAGGCGATGGTGCGTAGATCGATCCTGTTGGCAGCTACCCTGGGCGCCCTTGCGGCGATCCCGGGCCCTGCGCGCCACATCCAGCTCGACGCGAGCGCCCCGGACGGGGCGATCCGTTTCCTTTCCGAACTGCCGCGGCTCTCCCTGGACGGGGACAAGCCGACCACGTGGGTGACCGTCACCCGCACGGGCACGTTCGGGGATCCGCGCTACGGCGAGTTCGAGATTACGCGGAAGATGCTCGCCGCGATGGTGGAGAACTTCGACAAGCGCACCTACGGGCAGGATATTTTTATCGATGTCTCGCACAAAGTCGACAATGGTGCTGCAGGAAAGATCGTAGAGCTTGCTGTGGAAGGCAGCAAGCTGCGGGCGCGCGTTGAGTGGACACCCTTCGGCGTCGAGGCGATCAAGATCCGCAGTTTCCGCTATCTCTCGGCGGAATATCACCAGGACTGGGAAGACCGCGAGACCCGGACCAAGCATGGCCCCATGCTGCTCGGCGCCGCGCTCACCATCCGGCCGGTGATCAAGCACCTGGACCCGATCCAACTCAGCGAGGCGAGCGGTGGGGACACCCCCGTAATCGCCCACCCCGAACTCGAATCGAACCTATTGCAGGAGATACAGATCATGTGGAAAGAATTGCTCAAACAGCTCGGCGAAAAACTGAAGCTGAAACAACTGTCGCAGATGGTCACCGACCAGCTCGTCTCGACCGCCGAGCGCGCCCTGGCCACCGTCACCGACAAGGCCGTCGCCGAGGCGCTCATCGGATCGTTCGAGGCCACCGGCATCAAGCTCGCCGAGCAGATCGGCGGCAAGGAGATGATCCTCAAGATCGAACTGCCCAGCACCGCCGCCGGCATGACCGAGGCGCAGGTGAAGAAGCTGATGGAAGACAACCGCACGGCGATCGAGGCCGACGCGAAGAAGCTCGCCGAGACCCGTGGCGCGAAGCAGAAGCTGCTGCGCGACACCATCGCAGCGGCCACCGGCCTCGATGAGCCGACGAAGAAAGAACTCGCCGACGCGGTGATCGACCTGGTGGGCGAGAACCTGACCGACGAGCAGGTGAAGAAGCTCGCCGAGGCGCAGATCGCCTCGGGCAACCGCCTCGCCGCGCAGAGCAAACTCTCCGCGATGGGCTTCGAGATCCGCGGCACCACCCACATCAGCGTCGACGACTCGAACAAGGTCAAGGCGCTGCAGGAGAAGATCGACCGGCGCGTGCTCGCCGAAGGCATGGACGCGGAGCGCTTCAGCCGCACCGGCGGGAAGCTGCAGGAGCGCAACAAACAGCTCGCCGAGAAGGTGCTGGCGATGTTCGACGTGGATCACGCCGCGCAACTGCACGCCGAGCACAAGCTCCTCGCTGGCGGCGACGGCATCGTGTCGGACGTGGCGGTGCCGGCGATCTTCGAGCGCACCGTGATCCGCGAGGCGCTCTACAATCTGGTCGGCCTGCAGTTCGTCGATACCGGGACCTACCCGTTCTCGGCCTCGGCGCTGATCCCCTACAGCTACCGCGACACCACGGCCGCCGGCATCGACAGCACGCGCGTGTATGAAGGCGGCTCGATTCCGCGCGCCGGCGTGAAGCAAACCTCCGACACCGCCTACCCGATCCCGCAGAAAATCGCGTTCGAGGTTTCGGACGAGCTGCGCTATCTGACCAGCAACGGGCAAATTCAGTGGGACGCTGTGGTCGAGAACGTGCGCAACGCGGCGCGGATCATCGGCGAGGACACCGAGCGGCTGATCTTCAACGAGATTGTCAACGCATCCGATCAGTACGCGGTGACCGCGGTGACGGACGAGGCGGTGGCCACGGCCGACGGCGCCAAGACGATCTTCTCGCTCACCAACTTCCCGGCGGTGCGGCCGAAGAAACTCTACGACCTGCAGGGTAACCAGGTCGGCTCCACGCTGTACCCGATCGTGGTCAAGACCAACGCCGTGGCGCGCGACGAGTACGACGGCACCGGAACGCAGGCAAACGGCCTGTATTACACGATGGACTACAACCAGGGCGAGGTGCATTTCGTCGACGAGCTGGGCGTGGCCGAAGCGCCGACCAACACCCACGCAGTGGCCGTGAGCTACAGCTACACCACCAACGTGTACGCGTTCGACACCGACCTCGGCAGCGATACGGTCAAAGATCACTGGGACCTGTTCCTGTACCGCTACGGCCTCCGGAAAGCCATCATCGAAGACGACCGGTATCACACCGCCAACTTCGGGATGATGAGCGGCACGGCGATGACATCCGTGGAGCAGTCCAACCAGTTCGCCGCCAATTTCGGCCGCCCCGGCACCGACCTCACGGCCGACGGCAACCTCGGGCGGGTGAAGGGCGTGGCGAACTTCAGGACCTCGGCGCCGGGGCTCATCATGGGCGACCAGCGCATCATCATCGGTGAGCGTGCGGTGACGCGCTATCGCATGATGAAGCCCTGGACCATGGGCCAGTTGCAGGACCAGAAGGATTCCAACGGCCGCTTCACCGGCAAGAAAGAGGCTTACGGCGACCAGTTCGTGGTGCTGCATACGCCGACCCCGCTGAAAGCGGCATACACCAGCATGGTGCTCTACAGCGCGACCGCGAGGGTCGATCGGTAGCGCATAGCGAATAACCCCCGCGAAGAAAGCCGGGCTGTAGAGCCGGCACCCGACGGGCCCGCGCCTTTTGCCATGGAGGCGCGGGCCATCGGCTAACTGAACGCACTGTATGGAGCAACAGCCATGAAAATCCCCGTTACCAACACCACCAAAATGCCGATCTACGTCGGCGCATCCATGATCCAGCCGGGCGAGACCCGCCACTTCGAAGAAGCCGACGTGCCGGACTATCTGCGCCCGCCCAAGGCTGCCGAGCCCGAAGCGCCGGCCGCGGGCGACCCGCTCGCAGAACTGCTGACGAACGGCGTGAAGAAGATCGAGGAGCGCTTTGGCGATCTCACCGACGATCAACTGCAAACGCTCGGCGCGATGGAGAGCAGGACCGAGTCTCCGCGCTCGACGCTGCTCAAGGCGATCGAGGAGGAGCAGATCAACCGCGCCATCGCCGCAGAGGAAGCCGCGAAGAAAGGCGGCTAGAGGCGCTCCATGCCCGGGACGATGATCGAAGCCGACCTGGTCGCGGACTTCAAGGCCTCGCTGCATGATGCCGCGTCGGTATTCACGGCGGCGTCGGACGGCGATTTCAA